GAAGAGTTGGTCGGAACCGCTTGGTCCTTATTGTTGTAATTGGGTGGAGGCGAAGAGTTGGTCGGAACCGCTTGGTCCTTACCGTTGTAATTGGGTGGAGGTGAAGAGTTGGTCGGAACCGCTTGGTCCTTACCGTTGTAATTGGGTGGAGGTGAAGAGTTGGTCGGAACCGCTTGTTCCTTATTGTTGTAATTGGGTGGAGGCGAAGAGTTGGTAGTTTCCTTCTGAGAAACCGTAGGAGGAAGAGATTTGTTCTTATTTTCCTGCACCGATGCATTCAATGGAGGAAGACCATTTTTCGTACGCTGTTCGGCAATCGTGAGAGGAAGAGAGGCAGGTGATTTCTCTCCATTTTTATTCTCTTCATTCTCTTCGACAGGTTCAGGGATCAATTTATGTAATTGTTCCATATTCTCATCGATCTTCTTCAGTTTCTCTACAAACATCGGCATTGATTTCACATTATCCAAATAAGTAAATGATTTTTTCAAGGACTCCATATAATCATTCATAATCAACAATAAATTTTTATCACCACGTTCATTTCTAGGATACGTTAACGGAAAATTAACCAGATCCTTGAAAAAAGCAGCGGGTGCGGATGGATCAAATATCTTTACAGGAAGAACGGCCAGAATGGGCGGTACAATCAGCGGTATTCCTCGCTTCTCCATTTTATTCACGTAATAATCATACACGAACTTCCCAAGATAAACCGTTCCTAATAATACGACAGCGGTTTGACTCACATAACATAGAACTAAGGCAAATATAAAATAAATAATACGAACCGGTGCAGGATACATGACAGATTCATTTGCCACGAACATTGCTAAAATCAACGGAATGATAAATGTAATAAAGATGCTAATCATGCGATCCTTGACTCGAAGTGCAATTTGTTTTATCTTTCTCAGCATTTTTTCAACAGACGACAGATTAGCTTGGGCATCAGCATTTGTCATACTATCAGGCATGCTAACAGAAGGTAGTCCCTCCACCGTACCCGTCGAGGGTTTCGATTCTTCTTTTTCTTTGGCATATTGATTCGCTTCGGGGTCATTCACGATACCCTCTATCGTTTCTTTGAGCCGATAGGCTACTTTATTTTTCAGTTGAGACATGATCGAATCCACATCGATGTCCAACATTCTATGACCATACACGATTTTATTTACTGCTAAGATTACAAGGCATACTTCAATCCACCCATACCCGAAGAAATGGTCACCCAATTCAAACTCTCCACATATACTGTTATGATATATTGGTAAAACGTATTGGAGGGCAACGGCCATACATTCAAATCCAACTGAAACGACTTGATTCGGCTACTGTTAATCGAACCGTGTGGCTGGGTATTCGGAGACATCAAAGAAAATGGATAGACCACAAGATTAGGATCAGGAACACCCTTCAGATATTTCCATGGAACCACCTGCGTATAGTATGAAATGGGCTTCTCTTCTTGTAGTGGATTTCCATCTCCCAAAATCGTTAATGTGTTGAGAATAGAAGGCTGTCCATTAAGAACCTGTACACCGGATGCGGACGTTAAATTAATCGTACCTGGCCATCCGCCCCCTGTTCCAATAAATTGAGGCTTCATCGGGTTGGTCCAGTTTGTGAAATTATCCATTTGATTTCGATACAAAATCGAATCGGAACGCCTTGGTAGAATCAGAATACGTTCAATCGGATTATGTGTATCTAGTTCTACAAACTGGCGATTGGTTATGTTATCGAATTGATATCGTGTCACCTGCCGTACCAGGTATTGCAATGCTTCACTTGAGAATTGGCTACGTTCATCATCCGTCACATAGACATACGTCATCATGATCTGTGGTTGAAGAGGCCACGTGTTCAGCAACGGATTCGGTGTTCCAATATCTGTCAGAAAATTATTGATGGTTATGTCGGAAATGCTAGATGCGGCACTATAATATACATTTCCAGGCTGTAGTGAAACAGGGGATGCATTAAATTGATAACCTGGCGCCACTTGATACCCATTACTATCTAGCACACGATACAGTTCGCGAATCGGACGAAGCGTCAGCTGAATTTCACATTCGTGATATTGTAGGGATACCAACGGAAGTGCCTCAAAGGTGGATTCCGCAAACCAAAATGGAAGAGGAATCCGAAGCTGTCTTCCTTGAATGGAAGGACGATTGATATTGGGTGGAGACGTAGTAGAACCGCTTGGTCCATTATTGTTGTATACCAGCGGATAACCGGTTCCTGTGGTTCCACCTGCATAGAGTCCATTCGCTGGGTCATAGAGTTCGGGAACATTTCCCACCAATGTCTCCCATTTCTTAAAGGAATCTTTATCCAAATCACACTGAGCTTTCGCGATCATATAACTTCCATCAAATTCCTGGATTTTTTGACCACCAATATAGAACCCCACATTCTGCATGATATGACATCCAATGTAATTCGCCCATGCAAAATTGTACTGTGAATTTCTTGAACCCTGAGGTAATGTTAGATACTTGCAGAAAATATCGGGGAGATTGAAAACAAAATATAAATCACGTACCAAATCGGCAACACGCTGTAATTTGAAACGAACCTGGATCGGCTGATCATAGGATAGATCCTGAGGACCATCCATCGAGAAGGTAACCGATTCCTCGGCAAAATGAGCATATTTCTTATAGGTTTTGTAGAAATACGTGAAATCGGGATTTCCACTTAAAATGACATTTTGTGCTCCGTACGCCACTAATGAAAAGAGCCCCCCTCCTGGCATTACTAGTGTTGTTCTAGTTAATCTATATGTCCTTTAGACCTACAGATTGACTTTATTATCGTACTACGATTATTGAGTGGGAGAGCTTGTCCACCATGTATCCGCTAAATACGGGGCAGGATTGGCAATTGCCGACGAATCCATGTTCGGAGAAGGTCCTTCGCTTATCAGTTTCTGAATCTCGGCATAGCAAAGAGCATAACTGAAATAGTTCAAACGACTCAACATTCCCTTCATGGCTCCAAATACATCAAATCCATTCGTATCCACCGATGGAACCGTTGTTTTCCTCATGGTTATGCGACGCTGGCTAAAGCAGCACACATCCTGATAGTTTTGATAAGGGGTAAATCCATCAAACGACATCTTCTTTGATAAATTGCCATTGATGTAAATCTCCAAGGAATGATCCTTGCACACGATCGCAACATGAACCCATTTGCTCACTGGAAAATTATCGACTTCCACGTAATTATTCCATGTCTTGTACGTATTCAGGTAGACACGCAAGGTATTCGTGTCCGAACGCATATAAACGCCGGGTGCCAATAATGGAAATTGCTGGGCAAATCCTTTGTGAAAGATGTGCAACAGACCATATTCCTGTCGGAAGGTAGCCGGATGAACATTCAAAAAGAAGGAATAGCTAAACTCCACTCCCGTTCGTTCATTATTCGATAGACTGATAGGCTTCGATTGTGGTAGATTGGGATTCTGAGAAATCGATATCGACTTATTATCCGTACTGTAGGTATCGGCCAACAACACAGTTCGATTCATCGATAATCGATTCATATAATTGTAGATGATCTCCGTAAAGACAAAGGTGAGATAAACGAGTATGACAATGATACCTGCCAGAATAGCTTGTGGAATAATACCTGATTGAGAGGCATTTTGAGACATTCCTATGGATAGGAAAAGAGATGATCCCATATTCGAAGATGTAGAAGGTGTAGGAGTGGAACTAAAGAAGGACATCTTTTACCTTTACTACTTTGTATGTTTTATTTTAGGACTACGTGGAATTGACGGTTGCACTGATGCTAGGCTCAAAGAAGTTCGCAAACCATCCTGCAATTGTCGTAATCGGAATAGGTCCTGCCATATAGTTCTTGTATACTGTCTCTGGATTCAATGCGGCATCATACATGGTTGTTGTTGAAATTTGTCCCCCAAATCCACCGTACGCCAACAAGTTTGCGGAATAACCGCCTGCATCTACCTTAAAATTAGAGGGTAGAACACATGAACGTGCCAGCTTACCATCCACATAGGAATCCACCGTTCGACCATTCACCGCAATGGTCAGATTCACCCAGCGCTGCAGATCAATCTCGCGTAGATCACAGATCGGAGACGAATCCAATAGACCCGAATCAGTCTGAAGAACATTAAACGTCATGTTCTGTGTCGCCCTATCCAACGAGGGGGCTTGTGAAGCAGTTGTACTAGAAGCGGCTCCTGTTTGGTCGCGCGTTTGAAGACGAATCGATACCTTGGGCTTGTTTCCACCCAGATACACACGAATCGTGTCAAAATTAGGCCCGCCTACGCTAATAATCGGCTTATTGAATCCCGAACGATGCGACCAATTATTAACATAAATCCATGTCGAAATCGTAAATTCACCTCCCTCAAATAATGACGGAAGTTTATCTGATGTTATAATAATGGGCTTGCTCGGATCGATGATTGCAGACTGTGTTGCCGTTAAGAGAGAATAACTGTTTCCCGTTCTTGCTCCAAATAGATATTGATATAAATAATATAAACCAATCAGGCCTCCAAAAAAGATCATCATCGGGATGAGCCGCGCGATCGGACTAGAACTGTTATTGGCACTCATGATTCCTGTCCAATACACGGATATTCTATCGGCGTAATTATGCATAAGGACTATTCCATTCTACCAGGTTATTTTTAGGAGGTTTGGTGACAGGATCACATGGTAAACCGGGAGGACATGCCGCTAACCATTCGAATTTTGGTAGAGATAGATTGATAGGGTTGGCATCCACTACCATATTGTTCGTATCCACATGCGCGACACGTTCGCTCTCTACTTCATTAGGAGACAGGCGTTTTCCATTAATCATGACATGAATAACGGATCCATTCAAGCCTGGAGATCCCACAGACAAGGGGCTTGTAATCACTACCGGATAATTCTCCAAGCGATGAGAGGCTACGATTCGATTATCGTATATGATATCAAACCGACGACCCTCTCGTAGAACCGCAACAAAGATCCATTTTTGTTTGGAAATAGGAGGAAGATCAACAATCTCATACCCCAGTGTTCCACCTTTATTTGTTTGAATACGAAGGCGGGCCGAAGTACGATCCTTACCCGCTGGCGCAGGTGAAATCTCTAGATACCAGTTATTGGCAATTTGCATCAGTGGTAAATAGGGCGTGCTCATTTTTGACGTGCGATCCCCATCTTTTAATATGAAATATCCCATAACTGTGGACCCATTTGATCCCAATACGGTTTTCTGAACCACATCGGGTAGACCCACATCTTTCTTCTCATTCAACGGTGTCATTTTGGGAAGAAGATCCTTGTTTTCTGCAGGAGGATAAATAACATAGAAAATCAAATAGATGGTCACGATAACAAGTACAAATACAATGATGCCGATCATCTCTATGTAAGAATGTGATTTCTTTCATCCGTATAGGTTTAAAGAATCAGTTGATTTTACCATTCAATGGCATCTATTCCTGATTGTACATTAGTTACCGCGTGTTATGTATTTACATCCTATCATGCCAAAAGTAGAAATGTAGAAGATACCCTTCAAACCATGGATGCACTTTTGTCAGTTCCATGTTATCTGGTCATCTATTGTAATCAAGAACTCGAACAACCTCTTCTCCAACGACGTTCCACCATGTTGCATCTTACCAAAATTATTGTTCAGCCTTTTGAATCTCTCTGGTGTCATTCGTTATTGGACAAGGTAAAGAAAAACCGCGAATCCTTCTGGCCTACTCGTGATGAACGTACCTGTGCAGAAACTCATTTGATTACCTGCAATAAAGCCGATTTTGTCTTACAAACCATTCATTCCAATCCGTTTCAAACCCGTCGTTTTGGATGGATCGATGCGAATCTGGGTCGAAATGGGTCCAAGATTTCGCGTTCCTATACCAACAACTTGCTTCTACGAATTCTTGATCAAGTCGACGATCGGTTTCATCTTCAACTCCTTAACGTAGTCGATAAGAAATACAAACAACCCGAGAACAAACGTGAATATTACCAACATTATCGATGGGTTGCATGTGGATGCTTGTTTACTACCAGTTCTGAAATCGGGATTCGTATCCTGTCTCGCATCAAAGAATTAATCGTTTCCACTACCGAAATGGGGTATGGACACGGAGAGGAAATGTTTTATCTAGAGATTCTGGACGAATTCTACGATGACATCCATCGATCCTATGGTGATTATCAGGACATTCTTCATAATTTTATTGAACCCACCACGAGTTTCGTCTACATCTATTGGAACCTGGTCATGCGATATTATGATATGGGATATCATAAGGAATGCATCGATGTATGCAAGACACTTTTAAAACAGTTTGACAATTATTTTATTGAACTTAATTATGATTTATATGTCCGCTTGTATTCGATGTATTATTTGTCTTTGTGCAATACGGATCAGAAAGAGGCGGAGAAGGTAGGCGACGAATTTCGCCAACATATTCGAACCAACCCCTATATCGCTCAACAATTTCAGAATTTACGTTCGCTTTGTCGCATGGATCATTTTATACTTTAGATTGCACAAGACGTTGAAGACGGCATGGGACCCGCTCCAAAACTCTTTGCACTCGTTAATGCAGGTTGAGATTCACGCATTTCACCTGTGCTAATGATGCGAGGCCATATCTTCAAGGTGCGAAGCTTCACAAGATTCGTTTCAATTCCTGAAGCAGGAAAGATGTCTCCTCTAACGTCCTTTGGAGTTGCAAGGAATTTACGCGTCTTCATCAAGTATCCATTTAAATATACCTCTAGGGCATGCTCCATAACGACAACTCCAAGGCGGAATGGCTCTTGAACCGGGACATTGGGAATAATTACATTTTCCATATTATTATCCTTATTCAAAACAGAAACGAGCATGTCATTTGTATCGGCTAATAGTGCAATCGCAAGGTTATAGTTCACTAGCATACCCAGCAATGTATCTCTCTCTAGCGGCGTCGTTTTGGTAGCACCACGTGTAAAGAGAATACGTGGACGTGTCGAGAATTGCATTGGATTCTCAATAAATATGTCTAGAATCATGGAATAACCAAATGATAGTTGTGGAATAGGTAAATCAATGCTTTGGATCTGTCCAACGTTTGCATTGGTCCAAAAGAGGACACCGTCATCGAAACCCGGGATCGTAATGATTCCTTTCACATCACCCACATGAAATCGGAAGATGGGTGTTATAAAGAAATGAACAAAAAGGACGATGACGAGTAGAATAATCAAGACCGCAAGAACATACGTTCCGATTTGACCAAATGAACTGGCTGGACCGCTATAGGATGATCCTGTGGATCCACTGAATGGCGACCAGGATGTTCCTGTGGATCCACTAAATGGCGACCAAGATGATCCTGTTGTTGATCCTCTAGAGCCACTAAATGGCGACCAGGATGATCCGCTAAATGACGACGGTGATGTACTTGCTGGTCCTAGCGGGCTCGATTGTCCAAATGGTGTTGCAACCTTATTCACAACTGTACTTGCTGTTTGTTTTGCGGCCTGGAAACCATTCGATAAATATTGCCCTACAAACTTTAACTCCTTCGACATTTCTCTTTTCTACTTATTTTTTTTATTCGATCTTACTCATGAAATAATACACTCCGCCAAATACTGATAAAATAGCACTGCCCGTAAGGAAGCCTTTAATGAAGGATCGATAATCGACTTCATTCATGTCTTCTTTCGTCCAAACCGGTGATCGGTTTCGGGTTCCAACCTTTTCGTAATAGGTTAGCACCTCCTCCAAGGACCATTCCGTTTTACCTAATTTTTTATTGACTTGGTTATGAATATCAATGGTCCATTTAATGAGATCGGTTCGAGAATCCAAAAAGGTATTGATAGGGTTCTTTTTGAGATGTTCTCGATAATGTTCTCGACAGAGGGAACAAGGAAGGAGGTAGGCAAGTGATTCATAGAACTCTTTGGCACATTTTTTGTCGGTATACGTTGGATTTTTAGGATATCCAAGTGCAACAATATGGATCGTATGCCAGAAAAAAGGACCCCATACACTTGGGGGAAATTTCATTCTATTTATGATTCATCCTTTCTTCTTCATTTTTTTCACATCCAGTTGATCTAAAGACTTGGACAGCTAGCATTACTAAAGTGTCATGATGACAACCCGGATACCACATTGTACCAATTGTGGACTATCAGGACACGTCTTTCGTAATTGTTTATCGCCCGTTACAAGTTATGGGGTGATTGCTATTCGATACCAAGACGATTCGCATTCTTCTTCCTTGTTCTCTAAAACATCCCATGTAGACAATGGAAATCATTCGATCCAATTCTTACTGATCCAGCGTAAGGATTCGCTGGCGTTTGTCGAGTTTATCAGGGGGAAATACAGTCATCAGGATGACCCCTATATCATAAAATTATTGGAGGGGATGACACAGCATGAACAGGAGTTGATACGTACAAAGACGTTCCCCGAGCTATGGTTTGAAGTATGGGGTGAATCGTCGACGATTCGATCTCACAAGACGGATTATGAATCTTCCGATAGGAGACATTCTCAAATTGTGGATCGTTTGCCTGCATTGATCGATGCTCATCCGAGTAAATGGGTGGAACCTGAATGGGGGTTTCCAAAAGGCCGACGTAATCCATATGAAACCGATATTGGATGTGCGATTCGAGAATTTCAGGAAGAAACGGGTATTCATGCCAATGAGTTCACTGTTATTCAAAATACCCAATCCATTTCAGAAACTTTTTTTGGATCCAATCAAGTTCACTATTGTCATAAGTACTATATTGGGATATGTCATAAATCGGTTGAAGTTGAAATGAACCGTGATAATTTTCATATGACACGGGAAATTGGAGACATTAAATGGTGTTCGTTAGAGGAGGCCATTTCCAAGATTCGTCCGGATAATGTAGAAAAGCGTGAGGTTTTGTTAAAAGCAGGTAAAATTATGAAGAATTTTCACCCTGTTCCTACCAATGTTCCTGGACGCTATGTGCATCGTACATCTTAAATGAAATGTTCTTCTCTAAATAGTATGGCGTCTCGGAGAAAGCCTGCCTTTATTAATGATCCATTTGGAGACTCAAATACGGAAGAGGAAGCACCGCCTTCGGTCAAACCTTCGGTTCAAGCTCCGCCTCCTTCGGTTCAAGCACCTGCAGCATTACCTGCTGCATTACCTTTGGTAGAAGAGAAATTACCTGCAGTACAAGAAAAAGCTTCTTCTCCCGTTGTACAAGCAGAACTACCTGTTGATCTACCTGCGGCATTGCCTGTAGTACAAGAAGAACCGCCTGCGGCATTACCTGCAGTACAAGAAAAAGCTGCTTCTCCCGTTGTACAAGCAGAGCTACCTGCGGCATTACCTGCAGTACAAGAGGAACCTCCTGCGGCATTACCTGCGGCATTACCTGCAGTACAAGAGGAACCTCCTTCTGAACAACCTGCTGAACAGCCTGCGGCATTACCCCTTCAGGAACAAGCGCGTGTTGATCCCTCTATCAAGCGTCAACGACGTAAACCTAATATCGGCCAAAATGTTCAAGATCCAGTTTCACAAGTAGTAGCTGAGATTCCTGCACCAGTTTCACAGGTGGTAGAACAAGCACCTCTAAGCGAAGTAGAAGAGCAGAATATTATACAAAACTCACCCAAATCGGTGGAGAAAGCTCTCCCTATCGTTCCAGAAGTTGTGAATGAAGTACAAGAGGAAGTGCAAGAGGAATCTGCAAACGAAGTACAAGAAGCACCCTTGAGCGAAGTAGAAGAACAGGCTGCCCTAGAAGAAGCGCCCTTGAGCGAAGTGGAAGAACAGGCTTCAAACGAAGTACAAGAAGCGCCCTTGAGCGAAGTGAAAAACGAAGTGAAAAACGAAGTACAAGCACCTCCAAGTGAAGTGAAAAACGAAGTACAAGAAGCACCTGTTATTGCTGTATCAGCACCTGCAAAGCGAAGAAAACCCATGATTGGAAACAACGCACAAGTACCTCCCTCCTCTCTTTTTCGATCCTATGAACCCGAACAACTTCTAGAAGCATGGAACACCATCGCCGATTTTGCAGTACGCGATCAACTCATTGTTGAATTAGAACGACGTGAGATGTTTCCTACTAAGAGCATGAAAGCCTGGGAGTACGAATCTGGATCCTATCCTGATGTCAAAGATCCCCAATTCCTACAAAAACTATTATCCAAGCGAGAATTTCACGAATCACTCCAAGAGACTTGGAAACCCACAACCGACCCCTGCGAAAATAATGGAATATTTGAAGTCACCCCTGTCCAACGATTTGTATCGAATTTCATGTCCCCTAAAACTCCCTATATGTCCGCCCTCTTGTACCACGGCGTCGGCGTCGGTAAAACCTGTGCCGGCGTGCAAATTACCGAAGCATGGCTCGAGTTTTATCCCCAAACAGAAGTATACCTCGTTGCCCCTCCCACCATTCAAAAGGGATTCGAACGAACCATATTTGATATTAACAAGGTTGTCATTGGCGAAGGGAATGAGCCCAATACCGCCTCCCAGTGCACAGGAACAACATATATGCGTCTAACCAATACACTGTATGAACGTGAACCTTCCAAAATCGAAAAAGCCGTTTCCAGACTGATCAAACGTCGTTATAAAATCTATGGATACATTCAATTCGGCAACTTTATTCAAGAGCAATACAAATCCGTTCCCAAAACGATCCCCAAAGAACGCCGCGACGAACTCATCAAGGAGATTCTTCGTAGACAATTCAGCGGAAAACTCCTTGTCGTCGACGAAGCCCACAATCTCCGTGAAGTTATGGAAGAAGGAGAAGAAGAGGACATCGCTTTTGCTGGAGGAAAAGAGGAGAAGGGTGATGCCGCCGCTGGAAAGATGTTGACCCCCTTCTTGCTCGATGTCCTCCGTTATTCCGAAGGAATGAAGTTTTGTTGTCTTACCGCCACACCGATGTACAATACCTATCGGGAAATCATTTTCATGTTGAACTTGTTATTACTGAACGATAAAAAGGCAACGATTATTGCATCGGATATCTTTGATCGAGAGGGAACCATAACCCAAAATGGGGCCGCTCGTTTGAGCAACATCGCCCAACGATACGTCAGTTTCATGCGCGGTGAAAACCCTATTTCCTTCCCTGTTCGATTATTCCCACAAGTCCCTGCTCTACCTTCCTATCCCACCCTGGATCCACGTGGTGCACCCCTTCAAGCGGAAGAAACTATCTACTATCAAAAGCTACCCTTGGCTCCTATTATCCTACAAGGAGAAACCCTTCGTGCCAGTATGATATTCATGAATGATCTTCCTAAGGATGGAAAAGGATTGAGTACCATTATGTTAGAAAAACTCGTCCATGCAGGAAATATTGTCGTTCCCGCAACCGATTCCACACGCGGCGACACCGTTGAAGCCTACACCCTTCGTGCCAACAGTGAATCCTTATGGACCGTCATGGACCAACAAATCATGGGTGGAGAATTACGTGTTCGTGCAAAAGCATCGGTCGGAGCTAAATGGCTCGTCGAAGGAGAACTTGCCAATTTTAGTCCCAAGTTTGAATTTCTATTGAAACGGATTCGAAATGCAGAAGGATGCATCTTTGCCTACAGTCGCTTTGTATCAGGAGGTGCTCTTCCTTTGGCTCTTGTACTAGAAGCAAACGGGTACACTCCTTATGAAAGAAGACCCGTCCTTATAGATGGAATCCAGGCTCAAGGTGGTAGACAATGTGCATTGTGCCCTCGTAAGGAACGCGACCACGGTTCGTCCAGTCATATGTTTTCCCCCGCGTATTATGGATTAATAACGGGTAATACCAATCTTTCTCCGCAGAATGAGAAGATCATCGTGGCACAACGAAGTATCGCGAACAAAGACGGAAAAGTCATTAAAATCGTGATTGGTTCCCAGATCGCATCCGAAGGTGTTGATTTTCGATTCGTTCGTGAAACCCACGTCATTGATTCCTGGTATCACTTGAATAAAACCGAACAGATTCTGGGTCGTGCTATTCGATTCTTGTCTCACTGTGCACTGGAAAAGGAGCGAAGAAACAATACCGTGTACTTATATGTCGCTGTCATTCCTCCCAATGTGTACAACCGCGAAACCGCTGATTTATTGAGTTATCGCATGGGATTCAGAAAGGCCGTTCAAATTGGAAAGGTAACCCGAATCATGAAACAATCCGCCATCGATTGCAATCTGAATAAAGATGCCATCATCATTCGCGGAGAACCTCCTATGAAACAGATCGATTCACAACGTGTGGAGAGGGAAGCGGTGAACATCAATGATGCACCATTTACTGCCGTCTGTGATTGGATTGAAACATGCGAGTATCAATGCAATCCTTCTCTTTCCATGAAAGAGCTCGATATTGACGATTCTACCTATGATGAATTCTCTGCTCGCTGGCGTGTTCACCAGATCAAAGAACGAATCAAACAAATGTTTTCCGTCCAATCGTTCTATCAATCCGAAGATCTATGGAATAGCATGGCTGACATTCCACGTTTGGCCATTGTCGATGTACTGCACGAGATTGTGAATAACCGATCCTTTCAGGTTAAACACTTTGACACAACAGGATATATTCGTTATTGCAATGGATATTATCTTCTTCAACCGAATGTCTACGCGGATCTAACGATTCCATTGGCCATTCGCGTTGCGAAATTCCCTGTTAAGAGGGATAATTATGCCCCTATTCAACCCGATCTGTCAGAATTGGATGATGTAAAGGTGGATGATACCGCCGCTCCTTCTGTATCGATTGATCGATTGTGGATTGCTTTATCACGATGGACCGACCATTTGTCTACACATGCCGAGTATGTTGAACCTCCTGGAGAAGTCGATCAGCGCCGAAGAGATGTTGCCCAGCACGATGCGGAGAGATTGGATCAATTTCTACAAATCCTACAAATGATTCAGCGATTTCACCGTGCCTTTCATCTTTCTAACAAACAAAATCCAGAGGCATTTCGAAGATCCCTTCTGTTCTATTTCTGGGACGAATGGTTGTCCTTATCCGAACAGCGTCGCCTTGTTATGTCTACACCTTCTGTTCTCGAGTGTATTCGAAATGATCAATATCAATTTGGAAAAACGCTAGTCAATCGATATTTGGATCCCAAATCAGGAACCATTGTCTTTGAATGTGAAAATGGCAAGGATTGTGTTCCATCCTTTGTTCACGAAATTAACCGTGATACGAAAGAGCCCATGCGTGCATTTAAAGTGGATCGAAATACAACGGGAGAGCGATATGGATTCATCGCACCAAAATACGGAGATATCGTCTTTAAAACGGCGGAGGCACCCATGCCTGGAGGTGGAATTCCTCGAGGGAAAGAGTGTGCCAACGTAAGTAATACGAAAGGACATCTTGCTATCTTGATGAATTTGGGATCAATTCTAGAGAGACATCAAATGACAGACTTTGAACTGAATCGAGACAAACTGACTGGAGATGAAGAGATCCGAAATTCGATTCGTCTATGTACATTGATGGACTTGGTTCTTCGATATATGGATGAAGAACAAATTGACAGGAAGAAATGGTTCTTTCGTCCCATCATGTCCTTTTATACCGGTCATAAAGGTCTGTTCCGCGACGGCAGCTCTGCAGAGTAAATTTGAGTCCATTTTTTGACAAAATGATATTGATAAACAGAAGAATGGAATCCACCGCTTTCTTTGAAAAGAAGATCAGTCTGAATCCAAGTGATTTCAATGAAATGAAAACCGTATCGGTGGACGACTTGCTTGAAAAAAAAGCGAAAGAAAGCATGGAAGGCAAGTGTTCGGAGCAGGGGTTTGTTCTTCCCGGTTCCATTGAACTCCTTTCTCGCTCCATGGGGTATTTCGAGTCCGCACGATTTACCGGCGATGCCATCTATTATTTGAAATTGAAAGGGCAGATCGTGTACCCTGTGGACGGCATAAAAGTAGAAGGAAAAGTCATCCGTAAAAACAAGATGGGACTCTACATCAACTACAAAGATGCCATTCGTATTCAAGTTCCACGTGATCTCCATTTGGATCTCCCCGAGTTTGAAGACATTCAAGTGGGAGAGACCGTCGAGGTGGAACTGAAGCGATCCAAGTTTGCCATTCACGATTCTTACATCTTGGCGAGTGGTATGTTTCTCTCTGTTGTTTCGGATCGTCCGATTCAGCCATTCGTACAACCTGAGGAAGAAGTCTCACAGCCTGTTGCAGAACAAAGCGAAGCAGAGCAGAGTGAAGCAGCAAGCGAAGCAGCAAGCGAAACAGAAGAACAAAGCGAAACAGGACAAATCGAAGACGACGAAGAGGACGAAGATTAATGCGCTTGACCCAAGACTTTGAACATCTATACGGAATTAGAAATGGCCGCCCACGAAGAGAGAAAACACATCTTTGATACCATCAAAGCCTTAGTCAAGCCAGAACAGGAAGAGATTTTCCGAATTATACGTAAATTAAAAGTACCCTACAGCGAAAATTCAAATGGTATTTTTTTTGATCTCTCTTCTCTTTCCGATGGCGACTTCGAACGAATTAAAGAGTACATTCAATATTGTTTAAAGACTCGTCAAGAACATGAAGATCGTCTCAAAGAATTAGAGACCATTCGAATTCAAAACGAGCAGTATCAGGAGGAGTAAAATTTGAATCTAAAGCGTATCCTACAATAATGTAATAGAATGACGACTCCAGCCAAGAAGTATCAGAACATAAGCTATGCAGAATTGCTTTCCTTCGCCGATCAGAATCCCAATCGACACCGAGAATTGGAGCCCATTGAGATTCGTCCGTCCGTCCAGGACACCTCCCTTGAGAAATTATGTCTCAAGGGCTATACGGCCACCAACGTCACGCCTGCTGGAATTCTCAGCATCGTAGCTTGTCTTGCCGATCCATCCTATTATTCCCTCGCTCCACCACACGTTCGCATTCAACAACTCATTGATCTCAGTACGGCATTGCAGATACAAACAGACGAACTGAAGCATACATCCCTTGCACGCAAACGCAAACGCATTCACGATTTGGTTGCTGGGGCATATAACGGAGCACGCTTTGAAGACAAAGATTACTTTGATCTCTACCATGGAATCAGCCTCATGAAGGGTCTCCATTTTATCTTGATGAAAGAGTCCGTCCAGGATAAGATCGAAGGAGTGGATTACGATAGTGCACTAAAAGGGGAAGTACTATTCTCATCGGATCCTACCACCTGGAAACGGGATCATCCGGTCTGGATTGTCGATTATCGCGGTCGCTGGATTGCGACTCCCTCTGAATCCACGGCACAACCCATTCATTCCATTCTTCCCGACTGGATTACCACCATCGACCAAAAAGGGTGGATGATTCAATGGCCCGACGTAGAAGCGACCAAAGTAGAATTGGTAGAACGTCTCTCCGCCCTTCCTGGATGGCAAGAAATGGATAAGAAACACACCAAGGATGTTCTCTCCGTTCGTTTGGGTCGAGCCCTGACCATTAAACAATTTACACAGTGGAGCACGTTGTCATAACAACTTAAATGATTTCATGCGAAAATTAATATAATGAGTCAACTTCTGCAGGGCCAAGCAGTCGGTGTTCACCTTCTCGTTAACGTATACGACGTATCCGATGTATCCCTTCTCGAATATCTTACAAGGGGACGTCCCTTATTGGATCAGATCGTACATTCCCTTCAATTACACGTTATGTCGCAGACAGGGCATCAATTCCAACCAAAAGGATATACTTATGCCTATGTTCTTTCCGAAAGCCATTTTACGATTCATACCTACCCCGAACATCGATCTTGCTACATCGATCTTTTTTGTTGCCATCCCGAATTCAATCCTATCCAAGCCATCCATCTGATCAAACGTATGTTTCATACGGAGCACGTACGTTATCAGATCGTACCACGTTAGAACATAAATTTGACGCCTTATCGATCTTGAAGCTTAAGGTACAATTCCTGTGTCTATTAAGTAGAATGGACCTCTCTCTCGAACAATCCAAACAGCTCACCGCGTTTGTCGATGAGTGGTCCACCGATAAGAAGATCGAACTGGAAACTAGTTTTGGCGAAAACTATGTCGTTGATTCCATGACCTTTCTTCAGATCGCCCAACGAATCCGAACCAAAGGATTTGAGGAAATCCCACAAGAGGATTACTTGAATATCATGACTCCGAACGAACTTCGTTTCACGCTTCGAGGTCTCGGTATCATTCAGTCCTATTGTCGTGATGATACCATTCAAAATAAAGAATATAGCGCCATGTTCAAAACGAGAAACTCCCGAGATAGCAATTTGAATCTAGACGAGTACAATATTCGTTTTAAGACACGCCGTGAAGAGGAACTGGGTGTGGAAGACCCACAAGTGGTACAGGTCATCAATCGATGGCCGACTCAACCAAAAGCGTTTCGTCTGATTCGTCGCTGGAGCTTCAAAGGAAAGGGTATTCGCATTGATATGTCCATGGTACGCCAAACACCAACTGGACGCGATGGCTTTCAATGGTCTACCTCCTTTCTTCAACGCAGTGTATTGAAAGAGGCGCCTCGTTATGAAGTGGAAGTCGAATTGCTTCATGACACAGACCACACGAAAACACCGGCAGACGCCCTTCGATCTCTCATTCGTGGAGTGGGTGAAGTTCAACGTGCCATTCAAAAGAATTCACTTCTGATTCGAAAGTCCGTTGCAAATCACGTACGATCCGAATATCAGAAAATGACAGGAACGTCCAAGATTCGAGGTGTCAAGCCCGTTACGCTTCAACTAGAAAATATGACGGAGAAAATAGATGATCGGGTTATTAATATTAGGACTGGTTTCAATGCAACTGATAAGGCGGACGGCCTTCGTACCATGGGCTACGTCGATTCAACGGGAGAACTATACCTCCTCGACCAAAACATGAACGTCTATCGTACCGGCCTACGCAGTGTTGCATGTTCCTCCAGTCTCGTCGATGGAGAATGGGTCACCCTCAATAAACACAAAGAGGCTCGAAATGATTATTTGATCTTTGATATCTATCATGCCGCGGGTGGAAAGAAAGTATCGCATCTACCATTTATGACCTATCAGGATGGTGCGAAAGAACAAGATGGTCAACATCGTTATCGCATGATGAATGAATGGTACGATCAATGGGTAGATGGGGAAGAGATAACCGCACCCAAACAAGTATCCGAATCCAATCGTCTCCAAATCATGTTGAAAGATTTTGAGTTTGGATCTCCTGGGGACAATTCCATCTTTACATCGGGTTGCTCGAAGATTTTGGATACTCCACGTATTTATCATACCGATGGTCTGATTCTTACCAGCAATTCCCAACCGATTCCTGATAACGCCGATGTACGATTCGATCATCAATTCAAGTGGAAACCCTCCATTGACAATACCGTTGATTTCCTCATCAAGTATGAAGCCGATACTGAATTTCCTACCATGGACAAAATCACTACTACTGTGGATCCCAGTAATCAAATGACCATTCAACACAAAACCATGCGGCTCTATGTGGGAAGCTCTAAGAGCATGATTTCTGAAAATCCTCGTGCGGCCATCCTGGATCAGATGATAGACAAGGAACCTTCCCGTGGAGGATACCAACCTATCCTCTTTACACCCGTCGACTTTCCAGATACCATGGCCAATACCTGCTATGTATTGGTAGAGACCAACGGTGATACGAACGAGGAATATGCCATGACCGTGGATACGAAGGAACCGATTTCGGATGAATCCGTAGTCGAAATGCGATACGATCCTTCTCGTGAGCCTGGTTGGAGATGGGTTCCCTCTCGTATTCGTCATGATAAGTCCGAACGTCTGATGCGTGCCAAAGCGACGGCGAAAACAACGGGTAAATCGATCGTGTATTCGGGTATCATGAACGATGAGATGGTCGCCAAATCGGTATGGAACTCCATTCACGATCCGATAACAGAATCGATGATCCGTACAGGAAATGATGCTCCCAATGAATCCGAAAATGAACATCTGATCTCCATTCAAGCAGTCGATACCAGTAAAAAATACTATGAACGCAAGGCACCGAAGCAGAACATCGCCCTCGTAAAGGGTCTTCAGGACTTTCACAATAAATACATCAAGAATGAGATTCTCATCAAACGTGCTCTCTTGGGTGGCCGCACAAAACTGCTAGATCTTGCCTGCGGTAAAGCGGGTGATTTGTTCAAGTGGTTCTTTGGTGGTGCAAAGTTTGTACTGGGTGTAGACTATGCAGGGGAGAACATAACGAATCCAAACGACGGAGCCTATCGTCGCTACGTGGATATCATTCAAGAATTTAAAAATAAAACAATTCCCAATATCGCCTTTGCCATTGGAAACAGCTCGAAGAACATTGTGAACGGCGAAGCCGGTGCGAATGCGCAAGAGTCTGATATTCTTCGCTCCATCTTTGGCCGTGTCGATCCAGAAGGATCCGTTCCTAAATACATTGAAAATGTTATGGCGCGACAATTTCAGGATGGTGCTGATGTAGCGGCATGTATGTTTGCCCTCCATTACTTCTTTGAAACGAAAGAAACACTCGATGGATTCCTGACCAATTTATCTGAAACCGTTCGCGTAGGCGGTCTATTCATTGGATGTTGCTTTGACGGGGATCTTATCTTTCGTCTCCTACGTGGAATGGAGAAGGGTCAATCCGCAAATGGTATGGAAGGAGAGGTTCCCATTTGGAGCATTACCAAACAATATGACGCAGTCGAACTATCTGCAGACGAATCCTCGATTGGAAACGCGATTGACGTCGAGTTCATTAGCATTGGTTCCACCCACCGTGAATATTTGGTTTCCTTTGCCTATCTGACGGAACGAATGCGGGAAATTGGATTTCGCCTTCTGAACAAGACAGAACTCGCTGAAATGAAGCTGGCACACAGCACCAATACCTTTGATGCGAGCTTTGAGATGGCCAACCGCCGTGAACAGAAATATAACATGCGTGATTCGGTGAAGGAGTTTTCGTTCTTGAATCGGTGGTTCATCTTCAAACGAGAAGGAGAGAAAATCGTTGCCGAGGTTCCCAAGATTGACCTTCCTATTGCCGATGGGCCTGCAGCCGATCAAGACGACGAAAAATACGCGGAACCAGAAGCACAACCAGAAGCAAAGCCAGAAGCAAGTGCATACGATCAACCACCTCTTCCCACCAAGAAGTTTGAGAAGAATCAGATCTTCTTAATCGGTGCCGACGCACCCGAGTCAAATCTTACTACACTCGATGATAAGAATGCGGGTCGATGGCTGTCCTTGTCCGCACCCTTCCCCATTCCTGATCCTGAAGACCCTGCCATTCAGTATCCCACCGTGGAACATTACTTGGCGGCCATGAAACTGAAAGAGGCGTCCAATCAACCAAACCTCGCACGAACACTCATGAGTACCAAAGGACAGATTCATCAGCAATTTGGATTTGCACGCCTTAAGGAGACGATTGCGGAAGAATCGGTACGCGATTTCAAGCTTCTAGCAGATGAAGCAAAGGAGGTTCATAAGGAAATGTCCAAGGGTGCACTAACCGGTCGCGGAGTTGTCATTGATGAATCCGTCTGGCAGACTCAAAAGGACGAGTTCTTGATAAACGCTCTCAGGTTCCGATATCAACGCGATGCTCGGTTCCAGAGTATCGTAGAGGCGGCGAAAGCTGATAAGAAATACATTCTCTATTTGAGCAACGTAGAAGTCGGTATTCCAGAACTCAGCGGTGTTCGCCATGGTGTCAAAAAGACCATAACCGGTGGAAACAAAGTAGGACGATTCATTATGAAACTTGCTCTCTTTTAACTAAAGTTCCATAGTAGAAATGGGTCTAACCGCTAGTCAGGAAGAGGAGGAGAGTAGCGAGGTGTACCATATAAGCGATACCTTTGTTAATCCGAGTGAGTGGAAACGTATTGTAAAACAGTACAATTCTACAAAGAATGGACCAAAAGAGGCCATCGATATTCATTATTCATATGGATCTCCTCCTTATACAATCTATGCCATACAGGATCCTTCTTTGAAGTCATCCATACAAGAGGCATGTTATGACCAGCCACATCTTACCTTGTGTCATACCATTCTTATTTTTTGTGCACATACTCGTATCAGTCTTTCCACAGAGGTACTGATTGATTCTGTTTTTCACCGTCGCACGATTAGAGGAATGATTCATAAACTATGGGGATCTAACTCACCACCTGATAAATTGGCATGGACCACACGCCAGTCTCATCTCGCACTCGGATTTGCAATGGTCGCCTGTTCTGAGCAACATATCCCTTTTTACCCCGTCGATGTTTCTCGTCCTGACTCCCTACGATCTATCTTGGATCTTCCTGATCATATGATCCCCACCGTTCTATTAGCGATCGGTGCACCCGATTGAATAAAATTGATCTGATTCGACATAGAGAAGATAAGATACAACATGCCTCATCACGACTGGCAAACGCTGACGGAACTCCATCGTCATCCCCGCGATGCCCATATTGCATTTGATGAACCGACTCACAAGTATTATGTAAATGGTTCCTGTCAGGGAAACATTTCCTGTACCGGTTTCGTCCACGAATTCTTCGGACACTTTGACGGAAAGAAGATCCTAACCAAAATGCGTAAAGGCCCCAATTGGGCCACCAGCAAATACTATGGAAAAACAGACGAGGAAATCATGGCCGAATGGTCAGCCAATGGAAAAGAGGCTTCCGCTGCAGGAACCGCCATGCATTTTGCGATCGAACAGTACATGCACGGTGCGTATTCGGAAATCGATCCAGTTGTTCAAACGACACCTGAGTGGAAATACTTTCAGAAATTCTGGGACGATTGCGGCCACGATTTGGAGCCTTACCGTTCCGAATGGGAAGTCTTTACCGATGCCTTAGAGACGTTTCAGGGTGAACGCAAAATCAAACTATGCGGTTCGATTGATATGGTCTATCGCCGAAAATCAGATGGAAAGTTTGTCATTTATGACTGGAAACGCTCCAAAGAAATCAAATCGGAAAATCCGTTTGGATCAGGTCTGGCTCCCTTGGAACACTTACCTGATACAAATTATTGGCATTATACGATGCAGCTCAACGTCTACAAATGGATCCTGGAACAGTATTATGGACTGGAAGTCGCGGACTTGTATCTGGTGATTCTCCATCCTGATGCTCCTTCCTACCGTCGTATGCGATTGAATATCATGTCGGATGAAGTCGAAGATATGATCGAGTGCCGCCGCAGGGCTGTGGCTGCGGGGTGCAAACAATCCGTTATTCTACCCATTCCTGAAATTCAGGAGTCAAATACACTTGCCCAGTTCCGTTTCTAAATATTTCCCATACGTGGTTTACGGATACTATTTTTCATGGCCGATACCGAAGGTTGTACCGATACCGAAGGTTGTACCGATACCGAAGGTTGTACCGATACCGAAGGTTGTACCGATACCGAAGGTTGTACCGATACCG